ACAATGACTTCAATAGTATTGTTACTCGTCAACTTTGTCAGCAAGTACCACCGCAAACTTGGGACCCTATTGCCAAATGGTTGGGTCTTATTAAAGACGGCAGTCGGTACATATTTCATCGTGATGGTATTGCTAAGTATTTATTTGGCTTTTACCCGATGCAACATTACACATACGAGTATTGGAACAGGGAACGCGGAGCTTTCACAGGAAACCGAGCAGCACAACATGTCGCTGCTAGAGAAAGTCTCTTTGAGCGCCCTTACAATTATAAAGATGGTTATCGGTCAGCTTTTATCAAAAATGAGTTGGCTAACAAGGCATCGCCATACGATGTTAGACTTATATCTGGTGCCTCCCACCGATTCAACGTGGAGCTTAGCCCATCTATACTCTCATTTAGTAAATGGTTGTACTCGGCTTGGGGAGTTCTTAACACAGATCAACATTATGGAATACATCGGTATGTGTTTTATACAAGTGGGTCAACTGTTACCGGAATCAGTGACTGGATATATCGTCAAATGGAGCGTTTGGATGTCGCAAGCATACAGGATGGTTCTTTGTGTTTTGTGGCAGCTGATGAGTCCAGACAAGATGCTCACGTATCTAATTATGTTCTGGATTTTGAAAGGCATCTTTTTGAGGCTGTCGGGATATCACCATACATCCTACAACAGCTCAAAGATTGCAAGAGGTCTCGGGGTTTTACTCGGTCTGGTCTTGGTTATTATCGAGATGGAGGTCGTAATACTGGTGACCCCCACACATCCTCTGGCAATTCGCTAAATAACGCTCTCAAAACCTTGTACACTTTGTACAAGCTTTTGCCCCCCTTTTCCTGGAAAAACCCACCGTTTTTCATTATGATACAAGGGGATGACTCTTTGATTTTTATTCTCAAGGAGTACTTTCAATATCTTACCAGTGAATCCATTTCAGCTATATCTAAGGATCTTGGCTTTAATGTCAGATTTTGTGATTTGGCAACTTCTATTTGGGAGTTGGATTACTGTTCTAGGTATTTTTGGCCAACGCATGACCATCCCTTGGGTTATGTGCTGGCCCCCAAAATAGGTAAGGTCTTGGCGAAAGCTGGCTTTGCCAGAAAGCGCGTGGACAATAACTACGTGCACAATCGAG